TTGTTGTACTTGGCCTTCAAGCTGTTGTATCATACCTTGTCTTTCAAGTACACCTTCCATGTCATAAACTTCTGTTTTCTTAAGAACTTCAACTTGGTCTATTATACCTTGTTCATATAAATTTGTATGTAATTCAAGCTGAGCATATCTATTAGTAGGTAAAGTAGAACCAGTAACTACAATTAAATCGTACTTACCTACAGTAATATCATTTACAGTTTCTATTTCTCCTGTTTTATCATTATATAATCTTTGATTCATAGTTTCTTCTGACATAGAATTATTTGGATTTACTACTCTAATAATTTTTTCCTGCGTATATAATTGCTGAGATAAAGGAATAACAACTTCACCTAATCTTTTTAAACCTACTTCTATATCAGCTAATTTAGATTTCATTTTTCTTTGCCCAAATTCATCAATAGCTATAGTAGCTTTGTATGTTTGAGGCGCAGCAGACGAATTTCCTTGCATTATTTCATATAACCCTAACTGATG